CTTTATGATTCATTTATTGGTGACTATTCTGATGATCTTCTTTATGAACTCACCAATTTTGGTTCTGGGGCTAGTCAGATTTATCGCGAGTATTTAGATCCCTTTTGGTTCGAAGACTTTGGTCCTGGTGCTTGTGAGTTGACACATGAATTTTTGAATACTATGTTTAAAGATGCTCTTGTTAACTTTGATGGACAGGAATTGGTATTTTTGACTAATATGCAGTATTTGAGTTCGTGTACGTATTTGAGGTACATTCGTGACCCTTTTACGCGTTTGGCTGTTAGATTATCAATGATTGCTGTTCCTAATCCACCTGGTGCTGACATGAATGAGTTTATCACGACTAGTATTTGTTGTTTCAATCGGGTTTTATATCTTGCAGCGACATCAGTCAGCAATGATGCGGATGTAACCTTGAATTATGCACGTAAATATTTGGATTCTTACAAAGCTGAATTGACTGAAAAGTACCCATACGTTGTTGCTGGTGGTCGCTTGCTTTTGTGCTTGTCTGCTGGCTTTCTTGTTTACAAAAGCGTGTCAGTCTTAATTGGAATGTTTTCCGATGACAGTTCACAAGGGACTAGTTTCACGACTATTCCTGATATTGTTGCACAAGGGAAAGATCAAACTTTGCAGGATGTTATAAATAAAGTTTTAGGGAAGAATACCTATGCTTTAATGCATGGTGACACTTTGCAGTGTTTCGGCATTTTCGTGTATGAAAATTTTTTTATGGTCCCTACCCACATGTGTTCAGTTTTAAAACACAAGGTTGGCAATAAAGCTTTTCCACTAAGTTTATTGGATTTGAATAATCAAACATTAGCTTGTTTGCTCACTAAAGAAGATGTTGATTCACAGTACGTTCCTGACCCCGATCTGGATGTTTCTATATTGACTATTTCTTCGATACGTAAACATGCTGATTTAAGGAGCTTTTTGCTACCTAAGCAGCAGATTGTTAATTTGTCACGAGGTGATATTGTTATGGTAAGATACAATGAAAATCCTGGTGGGGATTTTATTAAGGTTCAAACCACGATGCCGATGGCTCCATGTAATTACATAAGTTATCTTGATACAAAGGGCCAACGATGGAATAATGCTCGATCTCTGCAATACCAGGGTCACACACGAAAAGGTGATTGTGGTTTACCTGTTTTTAGTACAGATACTTCTTTGCGTAATATGAGATTGTTGGGAATTCATGTTGCAGGTAGTGACCAGACGTTTAGTGGATTTTCTGCAGTGCTCTATAGTGAAATGTTTGAATCAACTATTGTTGCGCAGGGCTCAGACTTTAGAAGAATTAAATTTTATAAACATTTGCCTAGATCACCAGGAACAAATATGAAATCCCAAATTCTGAAAAGTCCTTCGTGGGGAGTTTTGGCACCTTGCAAGACGAAACCTTGTCATTTACGCAAATTTGTTGTGAATGGTAGAGAAATCGACCCTTGGAGTATTGCAATTGGTAAGTACGATAAACCTGCCCCCACTTATATTGGTGATGTTGAGAAATTGGTTCAACTTAGTGTTCGTGACATGTTCGATGTCGTTACCGCACATCCCACACATTTTAGGGTTTTAGAATTGGAGGAAGTTGTTAAAGGTATTCCAGGTGATAAAGCTTTTCCATCTTTGGATAGAGGTACTTCAGCTGGTTATCCGTGGAACGTTACCCCTAAACCAGGGTTTCCAGGTAAAACCAGATTTTTTGGTTTTTCTCAAGAATTCGAAATGGATGATTCTAATCCTGATTTTGTTCTGTTGAAATCAAATATCCACTATTATATATCGATGTATGCCCTTGGTGAACGTCCAGAGTTCTTTTTTACAGGCTCGTTGAAAGACGAACGTAAAGAGATTCGCAAAGTTGATCTTGGTAAGACTCGTTACTTTGCAGGTTCCAATTTAGAGTATACACTCATATTTAACATGTACTTTGGTTCATTCAAAGCCCATTGTTACAACAACCGTATCCAGATTCCAGCTTGTGTTGGGATAAATCCTTATTCTCAAGATTGGGATCTATTGGGTAAATCGTTGTTGGCAGTTGGCAATAATATTATTGCATGTGACATCAAAGAATTTGATTCAACGCAACGGGCAGACATTTTACGCTGGATTGGTGATTTTATCATAGAATATATGAACTTGAGCAGAGAAATTCAGTTCATACAACGCGGTATTTGGAAAGAAGTCTATGCATCAAGACACATTTTTGGTTCTTCAGTATTTGAATGGGATGGATGTTTACCTTCGGGTCACCCACTTACTACCATCATAAATTGCATTTTCAGTAATTTTTTGTACAGGTATTGTTGGCACCATACTGTTGTGTCATCGGGAGTTGCCAATGATAGTGATTTCCGTTCATATGTCAAAATAGCCGTTTATGGTGATGACATGGTTGCTGCTATATCAAGCAGTGTCTCTGATCTTTTTAATCAAATTACGATAACCTCTACATTGCTTAATGTTGGGGTGGTTTGTACTGACGAACTAAAATCAGAATCACCACCTAAGTATAGGAAACTCACTGAGGTTAGTTTTTT